CCACTTTGTCGGCGAGTTTGGCATCGTCGCTTGGGACCAGGTTGTCGCCGCCACCACCAGAATTAAAAAAGAACAGCGCGCCGCTGCTCTTGAAGTTGCTAAGCAACAGGAGGAGTTGATGGATAGCGTGATGATGTGGGGGGCTGGTTTCCTCATTTTTATTCTCTTGGCAGCCTGCATACTGCTCGCCGCCATTGGCCTCACTCACTAGGAGGAATGACATGCAAATGAGCCAAGAGGGCCGTGAAGCCCTTCTTCAGAAGTTTGAAGGCTGCAAGTTGAAAGCTTATCGGTGCCCGGCTGGCATTTGCACTATTGGCTACGGCCATACTGCTGCTGCTGGAGCCCCGCCGCCGCGTGACGGGATGACGATCACCCAACAGCAAGCCGACGACATGTTGGTGCGCGATCTTAAACAGTACGAGGCCGCTGTTGAGGGCATGGTCCACCAGCCCCTAACCCAGCACCAGTTTGATGTCCTTGTTGACTTCGCTTACAACGCTGGCGTCGGAAACCTGAAGTCCTCTACCTTGCTCAAAAAGGTAAACGCGGCGCAGTTTGATGAAGTGCCCACAGAGCTTCTGAAATGGACCAAGGGCGGCGGAAAGGTTCTTCCTGGTCTTGTGCGTCGTCGCCAAGCTGAAGGCGCTTGGTGGGTTTCTGGAGAAGCTGTAGATGCCTCCACCGTAAAAGAAGATCCGACGATTGATGAACATGAACAGCGCACCGATCCCGATCCTGTACCTGTACGAACAATGGCGGACAGCAAGCAGGGCAATGCGGCGCTTCTTACGGCAGGGCTTGGAGGGCTGGGCGCTGCTAAGGAAGTCGCTGCGCAAGCTCAAGACGCGTCTGATACGGCAAACCAGGTTGTTGGACTACTCAGCAACACCAATTTCCTTATCATGTCCGCCATCATTGCGTTGGCGGCGGCCATATGGTTCTTCCGTAAGAAGCACATGGAGGAGCATAATGTTTAATTTGCTCTTCACGCCTTTGGGCCGGTATTTGATGATGGCGGTAGCTGCCATCGTCGTGCTATCGGGTGTCTACTTCAAAATACGAGCAGATGCGATTGCTGGCGTTGAAGCTGCGGCCAATGCGGACGCTCTCAGGAGGATTGGAAATGCGGTTAATGCTGGCGATGCTGTTGACACTTCCCCTGATCGGGTGCGCAACTCTGACGGGCACCGTCGAGACGAATAAGAGTGCTTGTGAGGTCTGGAAGGATGTTTCCTGGTCTCAGAAAGACACCACCCAGACCATTATTGAAGTGAAGGTCAACAATGCCCGTCGTCAGGGCTATTGCGGTTGATCTTCAAGCGGTAGTTGTCCTTCGAACAAGTACGTCCCAATGTGCCCAGGAGTGAGCCAGGGGGCAGCGTATATTTTGCCCCCAATCTCGCGCCATTCACGGCAAAAGTGGTAGTCTTCGGACAGCAGGCGCTCTGTGCCGGGCTCTATGCTCAGAGAGAAGAAGTTGTAGATACGTTCTCTATCTTTCATCTCCCCAGCCAGGTCCACCATATCGTTCACATAAGTCTCAGTGGTTTCTTTGAGCCTCTCAAACACTTTGCGCTTGATTAGCATCATGCCTGTACCACCGGCCCATATCTCAAAAGGCTTGGCGGCGTTAACAGTTGCGTTGCCTGCGTATTCAGCCAAGTTGATGACCCATGAACCCGTGTGGTGCTTCAACTGATCGACGGGAACGCCAGCATCAACGGCCATCTTTACCATTTCCCAATTAATTTCTTTCTTGGGATAGATGCCGCAGATCACATCCTTGTTTGCCTCAAGCATATGATACACGCCGTGTGGGTCAAACCTGAGATCGGCGTCAATAAACAATAAATGCGTGGCGTCCGTCTTCAAGAAAGCATGAGCCAGGCTGTTGCGAGCACGTTGGATCAGGCTTTCATTGAAAACAAAGGACAGAGCGGACTCCACCCCGTGCTGCATAAACACATGCTGCATCATGAGCAAGGACTGCGTGTAGAAGCCCGTACACATGCCGCCATACATAGGGGTGGCGACAAATACCTTGCGCCTGGGCGGCTTCCTAGGGGCTTTCTCTTTCTTTGGCGCTTCTGCTTTTTTCTTAGACATTTTCGTCTCCTGTGTAAGGGTTTACGGGGGCCAGTTTCTTTGCCAGCTCAGCGGCAACTTGGTTTTCGGCCAATTCATCAAGACCTGCGGTGGCAAACTGATACGCAAACGCTTCGTAATTGATTGCGTCGATGTAGTGATCGACGTTGAGCCTGTCATTCTTTTTTCTAGCGTCCTTCAAGCACTTCAAGATGGTCGCCACTTCAAAGGGTGAGATTTCTTTGTCGAGGATGATCGTTGCCAGGCGAGCTGTTCGGTCAAACATCTCAGCGGCGTTCCCATACTTTTCTCCACGCTCCCTCAAGGTAGCAATGGCTTGTGCAAATACGTCTGTGTAGTTCATTTCATTAGTCCCCAGCTTATTGTCATCAGCACCATGCCAACAACAAACCAAAACGCGGTTACTTCAAATTCACTCAACTCCCCCCTCCAGTGCTTTGCGGGCGGCAATCAGGTCAGAAGATGACGGGGCGCAGTTGTTCATCTCGCACCATTGATGGTATGCGGCCAGCCATTTGGCATCATCCTTTGTGACCGCCTCCAGCTTCTCGATGCGGTCGGCGGCTTCTTTGCGTTCTTTTTCGTAAACTTCCATTTGATATTGAATGTCTTCGCGAGCACTTGATGAAAAATCTTCGTTCAGCCGCTTCACAAGATCATCAGTCATTTTGGCACCTTCAGATTTGCGTCCTGCATCATCTGGGCAATTTGATATGCTAAGGTGGGCTCTAACCTAAAATATATGCGTTTCCCATCTGCATCCGTCAGATTGCGAGCGGCCATCATGAGCCATTCAGCCAGCTCCTCCGTGGACTTGGGCTTGTAGCTTGAAAGAAGTGACATTGGGCTTTTAGGCGGGATCATTTTTTCTCCTCCACTTGTTGCTGGTCTTCATACTTTTTGATGGCTTCGTAAAACGAATCCATAAAGTCACGCCCCTTCATATAGAAACCGCCATCAAGCGTAAGCGGAAGCTCTACAGTAATTAGAAGCACAGGCTTGAATTCTTCGTTCATTTGAACGGACTTATCAATTACTCTCATCTTTCCCCTCCAGTGTTTTGCGGGCAATATCCATTGCTCGATCACCATCCCAAAAACCTAACTCAACTATCTCCCGCAGCGCCGCCTCCAGCTTCTCGATGCGGGCGGCGGCTTCTAAGCTCAACGGGTCTTTAAAGTATCCGCCTATTGATGGAACTTCACGCAGCCGCTTCACAAGATCATCAGTCATCTCGGCCACTCCCCAACATCTTTAAGGACATCCTTGGCGACCCAAACACACCTTTCACGCTCGTATTCATCGAGCCCTACAATTGTGTAGAGTGCGTCGCACAGCTTCTCGTACTTCCCATGCAGTTCGTCGTAATGCCGTGCCCAACTAGCATTGATTGTCGCCAAATCTTCCTGGTCCATCATTCGTCCCCTTCATGGATACCATTACGGTTGTTGATCCTGCGGCTGCATATGCCTTGTTCACATAAAGATCGACAATTTGCATATCATCGCCGTACACCACGCCATTCATTGCGTCACACAACAGTTTGATCACATTGTCGATGTCAGGTTTTGAAGTAGGAAAAAGTTTTCCTTCCTCTATTTGTTTTCGCTTCTCCACCGTAAAACTTTTAGGTATTGCCACGCTTATGTTAAAAGTAGCCTCTAAAGGGCCTATAAGCGGGGCAAGACCACGCATTGCGGTTGCGGCCAGCATCTTGATGTACGCCTCTTGGTTGACCGTCTGCGCGGGCGTATAAACGCGTCCTGTGCGAGCAAAGCGGGGGCGTTGCTTCCCCCGCGCCACTCCTGGAATGACGAACACGATGGTGCTCATCAAAAAGGGATGCTTTCGTCTTCATTGACCGGTTTCGGCCACTGTTTGTCAGGGTTCGCGGAATAGTTGTCCACGGCCAGCGAGACGAGGTGGTTTTTCGGGGTTTTCTTTCTCCAGCCCGAAAGTTTCACCTCTGAACCTTTCGTGTAATCCCTGTCGAGAATAAGCTTTCCCTTATAATCGGGCGCTTTCTCGCTTCTCTTGTCTTCGTTGAAGAACAGAACGCCAGAACCGTCCTTGTTTTTGTAATCAGCCATTTTCTACCTCGCTTTCTTCCTCGCCAAACAGTCTGGCGATGGTTTCTGTGTTGTATTCTTTCAAATAGTGCAGCTTTTCAGCTTTTTCAGCTTCCGACACTTTTTTCGCGTTTCTGATCTTTTCCAGAAGGTCCAAATAGGTATCGCGCCACTCATCTTCGCCTGCGCACCATTTGTAGACTTTCACAGAGCCGTCCGCGTCAGGAACATAAAGCGCAATTCCTTCCTTCGACGGCTCCCCCTCCAGAACTTCAATTCTGGGCGCCTGCTGCGCGGGCTGGAAGTCCATCACTTCCTCGGGGGTGTACTCTCCCGTGAGAACTCCAGGGTACACAGTACGAATTCCCTCGGAGATCACACGGGCACGCAACATGGCACGCGGGTAGTTCTTCCAATTGTCCTTTCCGGCAAGACCGATTTCGCGAGCTTGCTTCAATGTCCAGGACAATGTGAGAGAGCCGCCTTGGGGATGGGAAAACTCGGCTTTCACCTCGTCATCCGCATATTTGAGCCAGTGGACCGTTCCTCCTGCTTGCTGGAACCTAGCCAGCATTGCGTCCGCACGGAGGGCCGGTCGTCCCTGGATGATGTGATAGTCTCGGGCCACCGAACCAGGGTGGCGTCCTTCGGCCTGCGCCACGGCCATGAGGGCGAGCACTTGGTCAGCACTCTTAAGGCCAAAGAGGTTAGATTTGGCAATGGCATTTGCCATCCTTTCTTGATCAGTCCACGGAACCATCATGTTGCTCATTGTGCCCTCATTTCACAAGAAACCGGCGCGAACCGGGTGTTTCTTTTTCATACTCAGCGTAAAGACCGGGATGGTTCTCTTTGAAAGCCTTCGCATCAAACCGCTTTGAACCTTTCGCAGACTTCCACGTCGCCAGCGTCTCACCAGCCACATTCATCAAAGTGCCGCACTCACCCATGACCTTCTGAAGAACAAACGTCGCCTTTTCTTCGTATTGTTCCAACTCCTTGATTTGGTTCTTTACGCGGCGCAGTTCTTTCGCAGCGGCCTCGATGGTGGCCGTCGCTGTGACATAGCCCTCCATGCTCCTGGGAAAGCGTACGGCGGCTTCTTCTGAGTTGGTCGGCTCTGGGAGCAGCCCCGAATTCACATAGCCCCACCACTGCGCAGCGCGCACTACGAAGGCTTCTTTCTCGGCGGGCGTAAACTCCAGCTTGTAGTGCCTGAACTGTTGCCCACCGAACAGGACCGCGAAATAGACGTGCGGAACGTCGCGAACCACGGCTTCGTGCAAACACTGGATGTAGTCGGCCTCTGGAATGTGGACCGGCTCGTCCATCTCCGAGTATTTGTGAATGGTCGCGATATTGAAGTTTTTAACCTCCAAAAGGCCACCGTCCTCAGTCACGAAATCAAAGTGCGCCCGCAGCCACGGCTGGGTGCGATGTGTGCCTGGCTCGTCGAGCGGGCTCGTGGTGATCTTGGTCACGTCTGTAAAAATGTCGGCGATTGCGGGCTGCATCATCAAGCCCATGCGGACCGCTTCAATGCCGGACAAGTCGGCGCGCTCAATCTCGCCACGCTTCTCGCGTAGCACATCATAAAGCTGACCAGAAACCGCCCTGCGGCTGTCCGTCGCCCACCAAGCTGTAGCGCGTTCCTCTTTGCTAAAACCGTCCATGTTGTCCCCCGTGTGTGTGATACGACAAGCCCACATAGAGACCATGACTAAACTCTTGTCAATACACTTGCGATATGGTTTAACAAATTATTATCATTAAAAAGGGGATCGACATGAAACGACGTGTGTACATACTCAACGACGAAATGGCTCAAGCAATCGAAAATTTCCGATTTAATGAGCGTTTCAAAAGCGAGACTGAGGCTGTAAAATACCTGCTCGCGAAGGGTTTAGACGCCTGCGTCAACCTGCCGCAGCCAGAAGAAAAAGATGGGGAAAAACAACATGTTGAGTGACTATGAGCGTGAGTTATCCACACATTATGCACAGGTTAGAAAAAGACTTAGGGAGGGTCCGAAGAAACCAGAACCTGAACGAAAACCTGATTTTGTCTTGATTGTGAACCATGCGCCTGCTGCGCAAAAGATGGTTGTTCCCAAGCGAGATTTTGTTCTCGTGGTCAACAAACTGCCTTGGCAGACGTTGAAGAACAAACGGAAAAACTTCCATGATGTTCTTAGAGCGGTCGCCAAGGAAATCGGCGTTCCTGAGAAAATCATTTTGGGAAAGCGCCGCCAAAAATACATCGTTGAGGCCAGGCGCTACTTTTGGCACCGGGTCGCGAGCGAGTGTCCACATCTGAGCATCGCGGACATTGGCCGCTGGTCAGGGTGCGACCACACGAGCGTCTTGCATGGTTTGAAGCGTTACGCGCAAGCAAACGGCTTGCCCCATGCGCGCGGAGGTGTACAGTAAAAAAGAAGGCCCGCTTGTCGGGGGACACTGCGGGCCTTCAAAACAACGTCACGGCCAGGTGCACGTTGGGAGGAACCCCATCTATATACAGGGGGTCCGAACGACGTGCAACCCTATCAATTGAGGATTGCACTATGGACAACAAAATGATGATAGGCGCTGAGGTTGAGCAAATCCTAGAAAAAGGATTGTGGACCGACCACGCGAGGGAGATGCAAGAAGAAGTCAGTCGCGCTCTGGAACGCGCCGGTTTTCTCGTCACCCTTGAATTTTCGACCGCTAAACTTGGCGATAGCAGAAACGGTCGGATTGACATCGTTGCGAGCAAACAAGGGCAAAACGTGGCGATTGAGCTGGATTGCCGGTCGCCCAGGTCTCGATCAATCAAAAAGTTGAAGCTCTTTTCGGGATACCGCATCATTGGTCTGCGCGGGATACGTCACCCTATCGTTGACGGGATCGACGGCGTTGTTTGCTTGCAAGTGAGGGCCGCATGACCAGATGGTTCCGATTTTATCAAGAGGCACTGGACGACCCAAAGGTTCAAAAGCTAGACCCACCTGATTTCAAAACTTGGGTGAATATGCTTTGCCTCACATGTCGAAATGACGGCAAATTGCCCGCCGTCCCTGACATAGCTTTCGCGCTTCGCTTGTCTATAGACGACTGCCAGACGGTGCTCAGACGCTTGTCTGACGGGGGGCTCATCGACTCCCTGAGCGGTGGCCCTAACGGTAGCCATTACGCTATGCACAAATGGGATGAAAGACAATACAAATCAGACACTTCGACCCATCGCGTGAAACGTTTCAGGGAACGTTCCGAAACCGTTACTGAAACGGCCCCAGATACAGAGACAGAGACAGAGTGTAAAGTCCCAAAAGTAAAAGAGCGCGCACAGCGCGCCGCTCGCCTTTCTGAGGATTGGAAGCCGAGGGAGTTTGAAGGGGAAACCGTGGAGCTGGAGAAGTTTCGGGACTGGGCTCGATCGGCTCCAGGTCAGAAGGGCGTGAAAGCCGATTGGGATGCGACCTGGCGAAACTGGATGCGGCGTGTTCGCGAACAAGGGAACGTGACGGCCTTCACCCCCAAGGCGAAGGAACGGGATCTTCGAAACGTCCCTGACCACGTTCTCTCGGCGGACGATTATTGGAAAAAGAAGCGCCAATTGAAGGAGGGCGTGCGGTAGACGAGCTGGGGAGCCCGCCTGACCGCCTTGCGTGGGGTGGGCGCTAGTTGGGTAGCCTAGGTGTTCCATCGTCCGTCTGCGAGGCCTCCAGGAGCTTTCTAGTGAGAACGTTCACAACGTCCCAAGTGGTCCAATGTTCGGACGGTTCATTCGGACGGCCTTGCAAGCGACAGAAAGTGTCCCATAGGTCGGGTCTAACGAGGTGACATGGCTGGAAGGCGTCCTCTGGCAAGCTGCGCTTGGCCTTCATCTTTTCAGCGATGACGCCTGCGGTCAGGACTTCGTATTCCCGTTGCAGCTCGCGCGTGGGGCGATGCAAGCGTTTCGCTTTGTCCAGTTCGGCTTTCACCGCGGCTCGTCGTTCGGTCAGGCTCATTGTCCGCCCTCCCGGTCTGTAAGCGCTCGTTTTTTGGCAAGGCCTCCCAGCTTTCCGGCTTTGGACGCCAGGTCTGTATTGACTGAGAAGGCACGGTTTTCCGGCTTAACGCTTTGGCCTCCCATAGACCCCATTTCGGATCGGCGGCTCGGGCTCAGCAAGGCGAACCCTTTGGGCTTTTTGGTCTCGGTCATGAGCTTGTTCCTTTGCGATTATGTGAGGCGGACGACGCGCGGGAAAGCGCGCCGCTTGGGTTATGGGAAGAATGGGAAGGACGCGCATCATGTGTCCAGTGTGAACACATAGTCGCCATTAGGGAGGGCGCCTGAGCCGGTTATTGGGTATCGCCAGGCAAGCTTTGCGGTCAGGGCCTGAGCTGCGCAACGCGCGTTGTCGCGGCTATCCAGCGAGTGATCGTAAGGGATCGTGATGCAAGACCCGCCCTCGATAAAGGCCTTCCAACGCGATGGCTTGTGATTGGTAGCGCCGAGATATTTAACTTGGATGGCTTTCATTGTTCGTCCCCTTAGTTGTACAGGCCAATGATGATGCAGAACATGCGGTGCGCGGCGTTTAGGTTCCATTCGGTCGGAAACCGTGCGGCGTATTCGCACTCGCGATTGTAAGCGTCTGCATCCGATTGAGTGAACACATACCCGTTGAACGCGCGATAGCCTGCCTCGATTTTTTCCATGTTACGTCCCCATGTTGTGCGGCATTGCACAGTGAGGCGTCCCGTAGGGCGCCCTGCTTTGCAATCAGCGTTGAACGCCGGGGAAATGATGAAACGGTGTTACGTGCTGACGGTACAGCGCGTCTGCCTGGTTTCCGATCTGGTCTGAGAGATCGTCATATTGTTCTTGCGTGATCTGGCCGCTAATGAGCCATTGATCGATCCGATCGAATTCACGTTCAACGGCGTGTTCAATCTTTGATTCGGTGATTTGTCCAAAAACATGCAGCATGTTACGTCCCCTTAGATAAACATCATTGCCACAAGTGCACCACATGTAGCAGCGCACAACGTTGTCAGGATGAGTTCGATGGTGGTTTGCATTGTGTGTCCCCTTGTCATCTGTTGACATGATTACAATAGCACACTTGGAATAACCGTCAAGCTACAAAATGCGTTTTAGGTGAATTATTGTCACTTATTTCACTACTTAAACAGAGCAACTGAAGTGATCCCCCTATATATATTATATACATATAAACTGTGTGGTATATATGATACTACATAAGATACAGGTTTAATCTCACGACTAGACAGAACGGTTGGTGTGTACCACTCCCCGCGCCCTGTAATGTTATAATGTAACGTGTCATAATGGACATGGGGCACATGTGTGAACATGTAATCCACACACTGATGACGTGTAATAAGATGATACACAGTGTAGGAATGGTAAACGTGTAATTACACAGATGTGGCGTGTACAAAGGGCAGGTGCATGGGTCCACGAGCTTTCAGAAACGTGCACCCCACATCGCGCTTCCCCCAAAAATTATCTGGACATTGGATATTATTACAGTATGATTGCGTAAATAATGTTTGAGGATTAAACATGCTGATAGAACCTGGTGTGCCCATGAGGGGTTACACCACGCGTCGCCCGAAGTACCGGTTTCCCCTGGCGGAGATGGAGGTTGGTGACAGCTTCTTCGTGGCCTATGGGGATATGGATGCGAAGTCTTTCTTGCAGACCTCACGCAGCTTGATCAGCCGCTTTGGGAAAGTGTACGGACGCAAGTACGCAACCCGGCGGCTGGAAGACGGTTTCCGAGTTTGGAGGATTGAATGAAAGACCTTCTCAAACAGAGCGCGTCCCAAATCCGTTATCGCAACGGCTACACGGTCCACAGCAGCGCGCGTGACATAGCGGAGGCCGCGCTGAGGGAATTCAAAAACGGCGACGTTGACCCGGTTGGACTGCGCGATACTTCAGACGGGATCAAGGCGGCGGTGGCTGAATGGTTGGAAAACAACCTTGAGGTCGGCAATGAAAAAGCTTAAGCGTTGGCTCTTGTGTTCGACCAGCCTGACGCCCATCATGGGGCTGATAAAGTACTGACGCGGGGTGGAGCAGTCTGGTAGCTCATCTGGTTCATACCCAGAAGGTCGCAGGTTCAAATCCTGCCCCCGCAACCAAAGCATCCGTAGCTCAGCTGGATAGAGCATCGGTCTACGAAACCGAGGGTCGGACGTTCAAATCGTTCCGGATGCGCCAACACAAGGCAGGCTATGACGTTCAACCTGAAGCAATTCTACCACTTCTGTTCCCAGCTCAAGATTGAGACCAAGGAGCAGGGCCTGCGGAAGATGGACAAGCTTCTGGGAACGCAGACCTATGTGATGAACGAAATCAACAAGGGGCTTCAGGATGATTGCCATTTTTACGTCATTCTTAAGGGGCGTCAGCTTGGCATCACTACCATTAGCTTGGCTCTTGATCTGTACTGGACTTTTACTCATCCTGGCCTCCAAGCTACTCTGACCACAGACACCGAAGAAAACCGGGATATGTTTCGGACGACCCTAGCCATGTACATGGACGGGTTGCCCAAGGAATATAAAATCCCGCAGATCACCCACAACCGGAACTCGCTAAGCCTGCGGAACCGGTCGCGCCTGTTCTATCAAGTAGCCGGTTTAAGGGCCAAGGGCAGCCTTGGGCGTGGTAAGGCTATCACCTTTTTGCACGGCACAGAGACCAGCTCCTGGGGCGACGAGGAGGGCTTGGCGTCCCTGTTGGCGTCTCTTGCAGAGACTAACCCCGACCGGCTCTATATGTTTGAGAGCACGGCGCGCGGGTTCAACATGTTCCATGACATGTACACCACCGCTAAGAAGGCCAAGACCCAGCGGGCAATCTTCTGCGGATGGTGGCGCAATGAATTCTATGCCGCTGATCCCGAGTCATCTGTCTACAAAACCTATTGGGACGGGCGGCTGACCGGCGAAGAAAAGGAATGGAACCGCGACATCAAGAAGCTCTATGGCTTTGAGATCAACTCGCGGCAGATCGCTTGGTGGCGGTGGAAGCTGCACGAGGGCATCAAAGACGACGCGCTCATGTATCAAGAATTCCCGCCCACGGAAGACTATGCTTTCGTAATGACGGGCTCATCGTTCTTTTCTAACGCCAGATGCTCGGAGGCCGCCCGTGTCGCGAAGCTCAAAAAGTTCGACTCTTACCGTTACTCTTTTGGATCTAACTTCCACGACACCGAAGTCCTCAAATCTTCAGATCGATTGGCAACCCTCAAAGTTTGGGAAGAACCCATCGACACTGCCTATTATGTTATTGGAGCCGACCCCGCTTACGGCAGTAGCGATTGGGCCGACCGTTTTTGCATCCAAGTCTTTCGATGTTATGCAGACGGTCTTGATCAAGTCGCCGAATTCGCAACCAGTGAACTCAATACTTATCAATTCGCATGGGTCATCGCCCACTTGGCGGGAGCGTATAAGAATTCTACGCTTAATCTGGAAGTTAACGGCCCCGGACAAGCCGTCATTAACGAACTCAGAAACCTGAAGCGGCAAGCTGTTTCTATGGGCGGGGCGACCGGCAAGGGCCTCATGCACGTTCTTGGTTCGATGACTAACTATATCTGGCGCAAGAACGACACGATGGGCGGCATCTCGAATTCTATCGGCTGGCTGACCACGCAGGGTTCGAAAGAACGCATGATGAATTACACCAAGGACTATTTTGAACGGCAAATGATGAACGTCGTTTCGATGGATACCTTGGAAGAAATGAAAGGCATTGTTCGCGAAGGAGGATCCATCCACGCCCCTGGCCGTGGCAAGGATGATCGCGTGATTGCTATGGCGTTGGCCTGTGCCGCCTACGCAGAGCAACTCCAGCCCCGGCTTCTCATGGAGCGCTTGACGCGTCAGGTATCCAACGCGCAAGAATGTATCACGCCGGAAGAACTGTCCGTTGGTCGCAACGTCTCGACCTACCTCAAACAGATTGGTATCTATGGGCAATGATGACAATTCTCAGCAAGGCGGAAATCTACCGCCAGATGGAACGGTTCTGGAAAGACCAGGACAAGACGCTGAGTATTGCCATGTTTGCGGAGCTGTCAGGATTAAGCATGTCGCTTCTCAAGCGCGTGTTCCACATCAAGGACACCCCTATGAGCGAGCACACCCAAATCGCCGTGAGCCGTGCACTGGAGCGTATGACCCGTGGCGACGTGGTAATGGTCTATGATAAGGGGAACAAACGCAGGTTGATCTACCGGCAGGAACCCCGGCCCAGATTATCTAAGAGCATGAGCCTGACAAATGATGGGAAAAAGATCGCCCTGAAAGTCGGGATCAAGAACAAGTCGGACTACTCTAAGCCCGGCTTCAATGAGCAGTTCAACAAGTAAGGGGATGTTATGGCTATCATGCGCGACTACAAATGCCCTCGTCACGGTTACTTTACCGGCTGGGAGCCCGTGTGCGACGAAGGTTGCACTGACGTGGCCCAGGTTATCTTGCGAGCCCCGACCATGCGGGACTCCGTGATTGGTGGCCGCTCCAAGCGCAATGACACCAACATCAAAAAGCTTGCCAGCGATTTCAACATGACAAACATCAAGTCTACCAAAGAAGGTGAACATCAGACCGGCTACCTTGCCCGCAACAATGCCCCTGTTCCCGAGCAACCGCCCGCAGCCCGCCCCGGTGACGCCGTTATGTGGGGCGAAGCGGGCAAATACAACATGCAGAGTATGCT